TCATTATAAACTTGATGAAATCCTGCTAACTTAAAATAATAGTTTCTTAAATCAATATCCTCTGCATTTATAGCATTTTCTATTGCTGCAAAATATAAAGGAAACTCTTTCTTCAATCTTTCATGCCCATACTGATATGAAAAATCTATAAGTGCTGCTTGTCTTGGTGTTGCTAAATTAGAAAAGTTTTCATAATCGTTATTGTAAGTATCATAAATCTTTTTAATTTTATTATTATACATTTTAATACCAACTTCTTTTGGTAACCCAATATTATTTCTTTTAAAATCATTAGCCATTTTTAAAAGTTCTTTGCCATCAAACTTACCTGATAATAAT